GTATGGAAGGCGCTATTAACGCCAAAACCGTAACTTACGATTTCGAACGTCTGATGGAAGGCGCTAAGCTGCTGAAATGTTCAGAGTTTGGTGATGCGATCATCGCGAACATGTAATCCGGTTTCCGGGTTATGTAAGAACGGGAGCCTGTCGGCTCCCGTTTTTTATTATTAGCTTTCGAACGGTTATCAAAAGTTTATCAAAACAAGTTATCAAAAACCCACCCCAAAAACCTATATTGCAATCGTCGTCCAGTCCTTCCCGCGATCGTCGTTGTAGCGATCGGTCTGCTGCTGTGACTTGTGGCCGAGCAACTTTTTAGTGTCAATTCCCTGCTCCTTATACAGACGCTCAGATAGCGACCTCTGCTCATGGAAAGTCGCCGGCGTTCCTTCCCTCCAGTCGATCCCTGCCTTATCCCGGGCCTTACTAAAATTCATTGTGAGCGTGTTCGCTTTAACCTGGGCACCTCGCCCTGCTTGCGACGTGGCCCTGAAAAAATGGACGAGGTAAGGGCTAACCGCGTAATCCCGACAGCGCGATATAACATCCCGCAAACTCCAGTTAATGGCGTTCAGGCGGAGCGATAATGGGATTGCGATTTTGCTTCCTGTTTTCTCCTGAATAATGTGTAACTGGTCATCCCAGACATCGCTAAATTTCATCCTCGAAATATCACCCAGCCGTTGGCCGGTTACCAAAGCCAGCAGCATAGCATTACCCATATATTGGTGGTTGGCGTCTGCAATCTCGAATATCCGCTGCCATTCCTCAAGGCTGAGTCGCTGCCGGGTGATTCTACGTCTGGGCTTTTTAGTGGCTGACGCAGGATCATAACCCGGGGGAACTTCACCTGCGTGTTGCGCCTCTTTAAATATATCGACCAAAACGGTTCGAATAACCTGGGCCATTCTCGCCTGGCCCGCCGCAATATATTCATCAAGAATTTGGGCGATATCGCGTACATCAACGGATGGCAACAGTTTCATACCAACTCGTTCACGCAGTAGAGCCGCTGGCTTATTTTTTTGTTTGAATGTGTTTAATTTAATGTCACCTGAAGCCAGGCGCTCTTCCTGAATTTTCCAGTATCGGTCGAGCCATGTTGAAACCGTGATCGCTTTGCCTTTGCTTGTGGCGATCCTGTCGCTTATCGCCAGAATTTGCCGGGTTCTCTGTTCTGCCAGACGCGCGTTTGCCTCAGTAGCAATCGCAATGGCCTCCACTTCATCAGTGCCCAGCGCATGGAATTTGCCGGTGATTGGATGCTTATAGCGCCAATAAACCTTGTTCACCTTCCTGCTGTAGAGAGGGTAAAGGTTCGGAACAGAGACATTGTTTTTACGTGGTCTGGCAGCCATCGTTCAAAATCCTTTGCAGCAATATGGAGTCGTTCTTCTTAAGTACCGGCGCGGCCAGTTCCCCTACCAACTCAGCATCTTCACGAACGCGCCATAAGCGGCCCTGCTTCATTGCTGGTGGAGAGAACTGGTTCTGTTTCGCATAACGTCGAAGTGTCGACACGCTTGGAGGGTTGCTTCTGTATTTTTCAGCGGCCCACTCTTCGAGAGTTAACATCTGGATCATATGCTTTACCTCATAATGGCCCAGTAAGGGGCCATTGGCTGAAATATTGTAATCAGATTGCTGTCAGGCGCTGCCAGATAGCCGATACGTATTTGACCTGGTGGCGGGCGTCGGCCAGGGCGTTATGCTGATCGCCTTCAAAAGGGATGTCGTAGCGAGCATTTAGCCCAACAGCTTTACCCAGCTCAACGACGGTTCGCACGTCCCGGTAGTTCCAGTGCGGGATCGGGAAGGGCGTGTCGGCCAACTCAAATGCTGCTTCCAGAAGAGAACAATCAAACGAACTACCATTCCCCCAGAGCTGCACATTCTTAGAACCGTTGGCTGCGTTCTCAGCGATGAAATCGAGAAGCTGCTCGAGCGCTTCCACCAGGCCGACCGTATCATCCACCACGATTGCAGATCGTGCTTCCGGCGATTGCTTGAGCCACCAGAGAATAGTGCTGGCGTCTGGCCTGGCCCCGAATGACATCGACGATTCCAGATTAATCACCTGATAATACTCAGCACCGGTCAGACCGCTGGCCGGGTCAAAGAATATGGCCCCCACTGAAACGATCGGGGCACCCGGTTTTTTGCCCATGGTTTCGAGATCCATCATCAGGTGCGTGAACATGGTTTCCGAGCTTGAGGTATCAGCCCCTAGCGCCTCCGGTTCCTCTTTCAGACCCGCTTCCATCACCGCATAGGTTGCATCGCCAACCGCGGCGCCACAGTCAGGGCAACCGCCGCCACCTTCAGTACCACAGCCAGCGCAGATGGTTACCGCTACGGCATCTGTTTGCGCAGTAGTTGCATCAGCGCTTTCGCTTGGTTGAATCGGGTTACCAGTTTTTCCTTCCGCCGGGTTAGTCTCTTCCATCTGCACATCGCTGGTGGTCTCCTCATTAATTGGTGAACGGTCATCTTTTTCTGGTTGTTTTTCGTTCATCATGCTATCGATGGTGAATACGCCACCGCCGAGGTTCGCGACCTGTGGCTGGCAGGTAGCACTTGCCCACTGAGGCAGGGCCTGCATTTCTGCTTCATCTTCACCAGCAAGTTTTTGCTCACCGGCCTCTACCCATTTCGGCAACGCGTGTTGCTGTTCGACGGCTTGAGTGTCCTCTTCCGATTTGATGGACGGCAGAGGGAGAAGCTCGGTGGCCTGGCAGAAAGCAGCCGTCATTGTCTGGTTAACGTATTCGAGATGAGCAACTGGCGTCAGGTGGATATTCTCCGGCGCGATACGCACCAGATTGAAGATGGCGGCGCGGTTGACTGCCAGAACGCCTGGCTGATTGCGCAGAATCTTGCTCCAGGATTTCCATGGCTCTTCTTTGTTCGCGACAATCTCTTTGGCGCGGCGCAAAACACTGGAAGGGATTTCAAAGTGATGGAAATCCATAGGCAACAGGGCGCAGGCGATCTCAAGATCGAGGGTGTCTAGGGTGTGGTGCGCATCAGCGCCGCGGTCAGTCACATACCCGGCGTCGGCATTGGTTCCAGCGTCTGTGCGCTGCACGAGATTAATGCGGTTACCTGCAGCCCACTCGCGCGTCAGGATCCCGCGGTCGATATATGGGGTGGCTACCCAGGCTTTAGTGAACTGTAAAAGCAACGCCAGCTCATGGCGTTTATCCATGCTGAACACTTCTTTAATCGCTTTCGTGTAGCGCCACAGGTCCTTGGTATCAAAAGCCTTAACTTCTGCGAAATTCTCTGCGGCCAGAAGCAGGTTCTGGACATACCCGTTATCCGTGTCCATTTCCATTAAGTGAAGCTCCGCGTGTTCTTTGCGGCTGATATGATGGCGCAGTTCGTCAGCTGTCAACTGAGCCAGGAGCTGTTTGCGGAATGGCATTTTACAAACGGGATAATGAGCGCCCCCGTCATCATGTTTACTGATCCTCAGGCCATGCTCAAACAAGTTCTCAGGTTCTTCTTGGACTGGAGCGGTATCAATGGTGGTTACCGCCGCGGCAGGCTGATTCGCATCACTCATGGTGCTATTCGGGGTGATGGCGGTTACGCTCTGAGATGCGGTGCCGGGGATCACGTTCCAGGTGCGCTGGTCGTCGGCCAGCTGGTAACGCTCGCACCAGGTAAAATCGACGCTGCTTTCTTTCGGCAGATCATTGAAGACCGGGAAATCAGTGCGGACCGGCTTCAGGTAATCTTTGCCGCGGCCGGTTTCGATGCCTGCATCTTCCAGCTCGACATCCAGTTGCAGCGCTGCGCGCGATTCGGTTTTGGCTGTAAACCACAGAACGCCGTCAGGTTTTCCAGATTTCTGGGTTGCCTTAATATGATAAAAAAATTCCATCTTGGAGCCTCATTTGGGTGTAAGATACCCAACAGCTGATGATTGCCGCCTTGGGTAGTGGTCATTGGTCAAAACTCGATTCCGGAAAGCTTTGGTCGGCTGACCGGGTACTTAACCCGCCTTGCGCGGGTTTTGTGCTTATTGGGCGCCGGGCTTATTCGCCAGCTGAGAGATAAGCACCCCATCAAGTGCATCAAGCACCGGGTCGAACGTGGTATTCGACGGGATCTTACTTACTGCGCGAATAACTGCAGAAACTGAGATATCACCTTGTCGCAGGCTGTAACCGCCGCCGGGGCCTCTGTGCGAGGTGACCAATTTGCTGCGGCGCAGCCGCTTGAATATTTGCTCCAGGTAGGAAACCGAGAGCTTCGCTTCTTTACTCAGTGTGGCGAGGGGCACTGGCTTGCCGCTGTAGATTCTTTCCAGAACAGCAACAGCCTGGACAAACGCCATTACACGTTTCATTCCAAATTCCATGGTCTATCCCTTCACCGGATCACGGCCGTAACCAGGGTTATCTTCAATGGCATCCTGCAGAATCTGAATCGCTTCGCCGTATGGAAGCGTCAGCGCCAGCTTGATCGCCGTGCCAAAGGTTTCCGCAACCAGTTCAAACTTCTGCGCCAGACGGTTCGCCTCCTCGGTCTGTTCCTCAACAGCCTCCATTTCAAACTGGTGCTCCTGCCAGACTTCATCCATAACGTCTTCTTCAACTTCACCGCGCAGCGCTTCTTTAACTTCAAGAACAGGCAGGATGCCAATTAACTCCTCTGCCGGTGCGCTGCTGAATCGCAATGCCAGTTCGTTCGCTGACATAAATCCTCCGGAAAAAAGGCCCGCCACGAGTGACGGGCAAAAAGAACTTTTCCAATTTAACCAGAACAGGTCTTCGTCTCCTGTTTGGTATTGATGGCGGGATTAACATCACGATGCCATGTGCACCTGGCATCAGGCTGGCAACAGCCATTGGTCGAAACTCGATTAAAAATGTAACGCTGGCTGTTGGTCGTCAGCCGATTTATAAACGCCGAGCATGATGTCTGAGCATTCCCCGGTGAGGGCGCAGACGGTAACGATTAAGGCAAAGAGCGAGGTCATGCGTTGAGCTCTGGATTACCTTTCTGCGCCATGAAGTAGCAGAACTTGCGGATCAGGACTTCAACGATGTTGAGGCGAATAGCCTGCTGTCTTACGGGGTTACGTGCGTAGTCGATCATGGTTATCTCCTTGTTGCCCTTTGCGTCTGGCCGACGGAACGGTAAAGCCTGCTGCGCATTAATGTTGGTCATCTCATCCGGTGTTTCATATGCCGCCGGCAGCTACTACGTGGGCGTCCTGCCTTGATGACTGAATTTGTGAAATCAGACTACAAATAAACTTGTCATCAGTCAAACTAATTATGACATATTTTATTTCAGTGATTGTTTTATGAGGGGTTTTGGGTTGGCGAGATACAAAAAAAAAGCCGCTAAAAGCGGCTTTTTTGTTCTGTCTTAGTCTTTGTTCGGCGTCGGTTCTATTTTTCTTTTGCTCAAGAACTCAGCCATAAATCTATCGAGCTCTTCGAGACGATCACTAGCCAATTGAACGAAGCGTGTTTGCTCTACCTCTGGGAGTTGATCAAACACCTCTAACAAAGCAGCCTGCTTTTCAGTTAACACAGTTTTGCTGGCTGTAGTGGCCTTAAGTTGAGCCTCTTCTTCATCAGTCATAAAAAACCAATACAGTGGTTTTCCAAGGGCTTGAGGGAATAATGCAAGCTTTTCCTTGCGAGGAAAGTTACCTGTATTGCACCAGTTACTGACTGTTTGAGAATTGACGCCAACTCTCCTGCCTAACTCAGATTGAGATATGCCAGCTTCCTCAAGAGCTCTTAATAGTCGTTCTTCGAAGTTCATATTCGGATCCAAATTAAACCTATCAGCAAGCATACAAAGTTTCTTTTCAGTTGTGACTGATTAAGTTTCTTGACATTGACAAATTATTTATCAATCATGTGATTCCTAAACTGGGAGGAACCATGAACGAAGCCATTCAACAAAAAATTATTTCTTTGTGTGGAAGTCAGTCTGAACTAGCTCGCCGCCTGGGTAAGAACTCGCAGACAGTATCAGTCTGGTTTCGTACTCAAGTTGCCAGCACTGAAGTTCTTAATGCCTGCAGGGCTCTGGACTGGCAGGTAACTCCGCACGAGTTGCGCCCTGATCTCTACCCGAACCCCACTGATGGTTTGCCTCAAAAGGAAGCCTAATCATGCAATCAGTAACGTTTGAACATCTTAACCGGCAGAACGCCGCTCCGCTGAAAACTCGGAATCAGATTGAGCATCGGCGCCGGGACTCAACGCGCCATCGCGCGATTCTGTCTGCCGTTCGTGAGTGGGAGGCAACTATCCCGGGCCAGGCGCAGGACGTTGTTACGCAGCTGGTGGCCGAGCAATGGGCCAAAGATGGCGGGCGAGGGATCACTGTGAACAAACAGAACCTTTATCGCTACCTAAAAAACGAAACCAACTCCAGCAAATACACGGGTTATGTCATGCAACTCGCAAACGCGATCAGCGTGGCAATGCCCATTGAGATCGCCAGAAAGCATGGCCTTCGACAGGGTAAAACCGATATCGAGCTGGTGGCCGATGCAATAAAAGAGACCGGCGAGCATCACCAAGCAAAGTTGCTGGGCTTGCCGAACGCGAAGCAAGCGAAGGAGGGTTTTGAAAACCTCCTTGCCAACGCTGCATTGTTACCAGGAGAACTAGCTGGCGTGATGATCGCCCACCTTCAGGCATTAGCACCACTTTTTACGTAATCGAGTTTTGACCAATGGCCATACGACCCGGTACGCCGGGCAACAGGAGTAAACATGGCAGCGCTGCCCTATATGCAACTCTACATTGCTGATTACCTGGCGGACACCATGC